GCTCGGGGCGGGTGGGCGCGTATTCCTCGACCACGCGGCGGATCAGCCGGGGCGCTTCTGGTATCTGCCGGGGTGCCGCCTTGCCGTCCGCAAAGCCGTTTTCAAGGGTGCGAAGGGCATGCTGAAAATCCTCACACTGCGCCCGGATTGCATAAACCGCGTCACGCAACGCGGCAATCGCCGGGCCTTCGTGTAGCTCGCCCGCCGTGACAATGCCGCCGATCGAATAGGCCGCGCGATTGATTGTTGCCCATTTATGGCCTTGGCCGGCGCCGCGTATCGCCGCGCATTCCCGCGCCAGCGCAGCAAGGGCGTAAGGCGTACCGTCGCCCGACTTGACGGATACCGGGCCCGAGTTGGGCAAGTCATGCGCCAACTTGGGCAAGTCAGCATTACGGGGCCGTACCGGGGGCCCTACGGCTTCTCCGTCAAGCTCCGGCGCTTCATCCAGCGCGCGGCCTTCAATCGCCACCACTTCATGCGATGGGTTGCTCCGCACCGACCCGTAGTAATAGGCCTGAGACGCGGTAAAGCTCTCGGTGGCCAATGCCCCTACGAATAGCCCATTCAGCCGGGCGACCATGCCAGCGCGGGCGTGCGACGGGATAGGCTGCGCCAACGGGCAAAGGACGCGCCACCGGGGCGTGTCTTCTGTGTGGGAAGGGCTTGTGTAGATGACGGCCGCTATGCCAGCATTGGCAAGTATCTGCCGCCCCCGATCTACCGTGATGGCCTCGCCGTCATAGTCGGCTTCAATCCCGGTGACGGCGGTTATGTTTTTATCATGGCGAAGGCTGCCGCGTACGGTCCGCACGTCGCCAAATGTCGCGAGCTTTAACCATGGCAATTCCGCCTTGCTGGGGGCGGTGGTGTCGCGCAACATCGGAATCAGCGCGCGAAGACTTTGTTCATTGGTGCGCTTTGACTGCGCCGCGTAGTCCCG